AGCTACACGCCGAATCTGGCGACCCATGACTTCGAGGCCGATCTGACCAACATCGTCAGCGGGACGAACCTGTCGAGCGCGGGCGTGGCGTTGACCGGGGCGACCATCACGCTATCGGGCGGCGTGATCACGTTCGACCTCGGCGACGTGAACGTAGCGACCGTCACGGCGACTGGTATCCGCAACCTGCACATCGTGGACAAGACGCCCGCGAGTTCGGCGGCCAATTTCCTGATCATGTCCTGCACGATTGACGGCGATATTAGCCCGGCTGCGGGCGCATTGGCAGCGACGATCAATGCGCTGGGCGTGTTCGCTTTTGATCTGCATCCGTAGTCTGTGAGGGGTAGCTATGTCATTCCCGACGTATGGCTTTACGACCAAGGTTGACAACGTTGACACCATCATGGCCGCCGATGTCAACGGCTTGCAGAACGCGGTACAGGAGATCGCGGACATCGTTGACGCGCTTCCCAGTGGCGGCGGCGCGACGTTCCCGATGGCGGAGGGGGTCTGGTACTCCCCGCTAACGGCCATCGGCGGGCTGAAGTCGTCTGATCTTGGCGAAATGCTTCCATCGGTCAACATTGGCAAGGCCGCGCCGATCCAGATATTCGAGCCATGCACGATCTCCAAGGTTGGGTTCTGGTGCCCTGCGCCATCGGGGACCACGACGGCGTTGATCTCGCTCCATGACGTGAGTGTGAACGGAAACGTCGGAGTAAAGATTGACGATCTCGGCTCCATCACATTCGACAACACTTATGCAGAATACCCGCCGCTCGAGGATGCCTGTTCGGTCGCCGTTGATCCCGGTTGGTATTTCCTGGTCATCGCGGCCGACGCTGAATTCGACCTTCAATACATCACCGTCAACATCAACCACGGCGGGTACAGCGGCCCGATTTACACCGCCTACGATGGGGATGAACCGGCCATTGGCTTTGAGATTGCGTCAACCGGCATTGGGACGGCGATCCCGTCCGATCTGACAAGCGAAACGCAAGAACCAAGCAATAAGGCCCCCTACATCCTCTTTCAGATCACCCACCCATAGGGGGACCCCGATGGCGAAGTACGGCACAAGCACCTACGGGCAAGCCACCTACGGAGCGCAGCCGGAACCGTGCGGGTGTTGTTGCCGTCCGATCGTCAACCTCACCATCACGATCAAGAAGATCGTGCTGATGCTATGCCCCGATCCTACCGTGATAGAAAAGTGAGGAAGAACGATGGCTATCGCGACCCGTGATGAACTGATAAACGCCCTCGGCAACAACAACAGCCGGATCATCCTCGACAAAGCCACCATCGCCAATCAGACCGCCGGAACGTTTGTGTCCATGTGGCAAGCAACCGGGCAACCGGGCAACGGCGCGACTCCAACGAGCGTCGCCAATTGCACCAACGCCACGACGGGCGGGATTGCGTTCACCCAACAAACCGCACCGGCAACAAGCTATATCGCCTATATGGAAATGACGTTCAGCAATAACTCAATGACCGGCGAGATACACGACCGGCTGATGCACATGGGCGGTCTCTCCGGCACCTCCATCACCGGACAGACGGTTGGCATTGACTTCAATGGCATCACCGCCGACAACATGGTGGCGCGGATTGGCGGGGCAGACTACGGCGACATTCAGTGGTGGCTTGAGTGGTACACCACCACCGGATCAACTGCCGTGAACGCCACCGTGAACGTCACGTATAGCGATACGTCAACCGGGAACCTGACGGCAATCGCATTAGCGGCCACCCGGCGTAACGGATTCATGCAACCGCTCAACAGCTACATTCCCTCAGCCAAGGCAGGACTCTTTATCCGGGGCGTCAATACGGTGACGCTCTCGGCGACAACCGGCACCGTGGGCAACTTTGGCGTGACCGCAACCCGGCCCCGCTGCTCTATCTCATGCCCGCTTGCCAACTACAAAATATCGAACGATTGGGCACAACTCGGGCTTCCTGAAGTGCCGAACAGCGCGTGCCTCCAGACGATCGTTCTCACGTCTACCACCAGTTCCGGCACGCTGCGTGGTGGCGGCAAGATCGTACACGGCTAACCGATGGGTGCCGTCCGTTTTCCGCAGGCTGATCGCAGACCTGGACTTACCGGCGGGGCAGATGCGTGGGAGGACGGCGCTGCTGGGCTAATCCTGTCCGAGGATTACTCCTTATCGGGACATGACATAGGTCCGGCCATTTACGGCGTGGCGACGTATGGACAGGCGATCTACGGCGTTGCAGCCGGTGATGTCGAGGCGGTTACCTCGACCGCACTCCTTGAACTCACTGGCCGATCGATCACTGCGTCCGCTGGCGCGACCGCTGTCACGTCCCCGGCGTTGCTGGAACTGAACGGCCAGAGTGTCACGGTCACGGGTGGCACCGGAGCGACGGCGACCACCACCACGGCCACGTTCGACTTCACCACCCAAAGCGTCACCGTGACGGCCGGCGGGACCGCGATCACCGAACCGGCCCTGCTCACGCTCACCGGCTACCAGGTAACGGCCACCGGGCAGCGCAACGAGACCGCAACCACCACCACGGCGACGTTCACCCTGACCACCCAGACGGTGACGGCAACGGCGGGTGCGACGGCGGCGACGGAACCCGCGCTGCTCACGTTGACGACGTACACCGTGACGGTAACGGGCGTTGTGACCGCGCCAACCCTGACCCTGACCGGAACCGTGGCGGTCGATGCCTACATGACCGGGCGGTTGGTGATCGAGCCGTACTTCACTGCCGACATGGACATTGAACCGGAACTAACCGGCAGATTGGAGATTGACTGATGAGTGACCTGCTCTACCCCGAAATGACGGGCAGTATCTGGCTGCACGATCTGGCCCCCGAGTACGTGGGGGATAGCATCGACCTCGATGAAGTTGATGTCACGTTCGCCATTGTGGATCGGTTCGGAACCATCGTTGACGCGGCCGTTGCAGCGACCAAGGTCGGCACATCGTTCCGGCTGGTGTTCCAGATGCCGGGCACCCCCGGCCGCTATAAGGTGCTGGCCCGTGCCACCTCGGGAACGTCGGTCGGTCGATTCGTCAAGGGCTTCATCGTCAACGAGGTCACCGACGAGACGCCATAACACACATCTGACAGCAATCTGCTAACATAGGAATGTAACAACCGAGTGGACGCTGCTTGTGCCGTCACTGTGGACCCGGAAACGGGTTCAAGTGGCGGCCCTTTTCGTTTAAGGCCATGCAGATGCCGGACATCCAATACCGAACCGCGTTCGACTTCCGAGCCACCGGCGACGACAACCCGGCCGGGTTCGAGGGCTATGCCTCGACCTGGTGGGCGGCCGATAGCTACGCCACCGCGATGGCCCCCGGCGCGTTCAAGAAGTCGATCAAGGAACGGGCCGAGCGCATCCCGGTGCTCTGGAACCACGACACCAACGCCCCCATTGGCAAGCACCTTGCCCTCAAGGAAGACAAGATCGGCCTGTACGTCAACGTTGGCATCGCAGACGACGGTGCTGAGGGCTCGACCTTCCTCGCCCGTATGCGGTTCGGGGTTCCATTCGGTATGAGCTTCGGGTTCCAGACGGTCAAGGACCGCTCTGCCGCAGACGATGATCCGATCGACCTGTCGCAACTCCCCGGCGTCAAGGCGTCCGATGTGCGGGTGATTACCGAAGTCAAGTTCTGGGAGTCGTCCCCGGTGACGTTCCCGGCGAACGAATCCGCCGCCATCACCGCCACCCGCGACCGCATCCTCACCGATCACCTCTCCACCCTCATTGAATCGATCCGGGCTGGTTCGTTGACAGACGAGCAGACCGCGCAGATCGAGGCATTGGTATCCGAATGGGGCCAACGCAGCCGAGCCGAAGCCGAGGCGACTCACTTCACTCCTGACCGCGCCAAACGGGACCGTGACATCGAAATCATCGTCGCCACCGTCAAGGCACGGGGCATCGGCATTGGAGCGTACTGATGAACCAGAAACTCGTTGAATACCGCGAGCGCATGGGCCGGGCAATCAACCGGCTCGACGAATTGCAAAAACTCGACACCCGTTCCAACGAGCAGGAATCGGAGATCGATTCCCTGTTGGCTGAGGTGAACGACCTCGGCCCCAAGATGGTCCGCGAACAGCAGATCGAAGACACCGCCAAGCGCACGTCTGAGTTCGCATCGTCCGCTGGACGGCCATCGCAGCGCGGCATCGAAACACCGAACGCCCGCACTCCGCAGCAGCCGATGATCGACCGGCGGTCGATCGGCAAGCGGTTCGTTGAAGCGGAGAAGGTTATCAATTACCGCAAGGGCGACCGGGGCGGCTACACCTCGTTCGATGCGGAATCGTTCTATCACGGCCCGCAGATTCAGCACAACAGCGACACCTCACCCGATGAACTCCGCACCCTGATTTACGGTGGCGCACTCGCCGCCGATATGGTTCGCCCTCAACTCGTACCAGGGTTCTTCCGTGGTGACGATCTGCAGGCGTCCGTTCGGGACGTGCTGATCAATGGTCAGACGACCTCCGACGCGATCCTGTTCATGCGCGAACTGCTGTTCACCAACGCGGCTGCGGCCGTTGCTGAAGCGTCCGCCACCGGCGACACCAGCGGTACGAAGCCGGAATCGGCGCTCACGTTCGAGCAGGCGACGGCCCCGGTGGTCACGATTGCCCACTGGATTCCGATCACCCGTCAGGCACTCGACGATACCGCGCAGCTTGAAACCTACGTCAATCAGCGACTGATCGACGGCCTCAAGCTCGCCGAATCCGATTCGATCCTGAACGGAACGGGCACCCCGGACCTGACGGGCATCTTGCAGACGGGTTCCGTGCAAGCCCTCAACGAAGCGTACTTCGGTGGCGCGCCGGTCCTGGATGCGGGCGGTCTGAACGAGAACTTCAACCGCATTCTCCGCGCCAAGACGCTCATTCGCACCGTGGGTCGCGCCCGCGCATCGTTCGCCGTGGTCAACCCGGCCGATATGGAAGTGTTCCTGTCGTCCACCAACACGCAAGGCAACTACTACGGCGCGGGTCCGTTCGGTGGCGGCAGTGCCGTCGGCCAGATGTGGGGCTTGCGGGTGGTTGAAGACGAGAACATCACGGCCGGAACCGCGCTCGTTGGCGATGGTCGCATGGCCGCCGTCTGGGACCGGATGCAATCGCAAATCTTCGTGGGCTGGATTGACAAGCAGTTCATCCGAAATATGCTCACGATCCTGGCCGAAGAGCGACTGGCGTTGACCGTGTTCCGTCCGCAGGCGTTCGCCGTCGTCACGCTGGCCGCGTAAGTCAGGCCGGAACGGGAGTAAAGATCATGGCGTTCCACGTACAGAAAACATTGCTGGCGAGTGCCGCCCGCACCGCGACGGTGGCGACGGCCGATCAGCGCAACCGCGCACACAAGGGCGTGCGCGTTCACATCAACACCACGGCTGACCCGGCGTCCGCCTCGATCGTCTACACCATTCAGGGGAAGGACGACATCACCGACGACTACTACACGCTGCTCGCCAGCGCCGCCGTTACGTCCGTGGGCGATACCTTCCTGACGATCTATCCGAACATCGCGGTTACCGCCAACGTGAGTGCCAGCAACGTCCTTCCGGCCGTCTGGCGGGTCAACTGCGTGGCGGCTGATGCCGACAGCATGACCTACCAGGTCACTGCCGAGCTGCTCGCCTGATGCGTCGCCGGGACGGTTCGGGGGTGGACATGATCGGGCGACCGTTGGATCGCCACCCCGAGCCGTCACCGGGCATCGCGATATGGAGCGAAGAGATGGGAATGAAAGCCAAGGCGAACGGAATCTACTTCCTCAACGGCCACCCGTTCATCATGCAGGCCGGGCAGATTCTGCCGGACGGCGCGGTGATCGACATGGCCGAAGAGGAGGTTGAGGACGCCTTTGCTAGCCACATGATTACGGCGCTGGGTGAAGAGCGTTTGACTCTTGACGACGATGCCTTTGCCATCGACACCGAACCCGAAACCGAAGAGCGGGCCATCAAAGCCGCGCCACAGAACCGCAAGAAGCTCGCGCCGGAGAATCGCTAACCAATGGCTGCATACGGGGACGACACCACGATCCTGCAGATGCTCGGGCCGGGCGATGAATCCACCGGATTCAGTGACGCCCTGCAAGAGCGCATATCGAGCATGAACGAAGTCGTTTCCGCATTGGTGGAAGAGAAGACCGGCCGCGCGTGGATCAGCACCGCCCCGGCGTCTGCCACCCGCGTGGTCTACCCATCGAGCGGGACCAGTTCCTTCATGGTCCTGCGCACCCCGGCCGTTTCGATCAGCGCCATCACCGTCAATCAAGACGACGACGACGGCGTGATCAGCGGTGGCTCCGCACTGACGGCCGGAGCGTGGGCGGTCGCGTCCAAGAACCAGCGGGGGGAGATCACCGCGATTCGGACCAACAACGGCGGCGTGTGGATCGACTACCAGGTGGTGAGCATCACCGGCATTTGGGCGGACGAAATCCAGACCGTGCCGGCCGATGTGGAATGGCTGGTCAACTACGTCACCGCTGAACGGATCAAGCAGGAACAGGCATCACCAGCGGGCTTCCTCGGACCAGACGGAACGGTGACGCCGATCCGCGACCCGTGGAACGATCCGCAGGTCAAAGACATCATCCGGCGCCACCGCCTGACCGGAAAGATGCTGGTGCTCTGATGGAAGTCACCATCGACTTTAGCGGCCACGAGAACATCATCCGCATGATGAAGGCGATGCCTCGGGCCGTTGACGAGGTGATGACCGCAGAGATTCAGGACGCGGCGATGGCCGGTGAACGGAAAGCGAAAGAGTTAGTCGGGGTCAAAACCGGCAACCTGCGCCGCTCGATCACCAGCACACCAGCCAAGAGCATAGGTGGCACCGTTTCGGCAACGTGGGGCACCAACACCCTGTACGCCAAGCATAACGAGTTCGGGACCGATCCGCACCAGATTCGACCACGCAACAAAAAGGTACTGCGGTTCAAGGGCAAGGCAGGGAAGTACGTGTTCGCCCGATCCGTCAACCACCCCGGCACGACGGGACGGTTCTACATGCGGGGAAGCCGTGACCACATTGTGCGCGGCATCCCGTCCATGAAGAAACGGATCGCCAACAAGATCGCCAAACGTTGGGCAGGGGGCGGGTGATGCGCGTTTCGACTATCTGCGCACGCATCGCCACTGAACTCCGCTCTGCATCGTTCGTGACGGCGGGACTCAAGCAGTCCTATTACCCCGCTCCCGGCAGTCTGGCGGAAACCCCGGCGGCCGTGGTGTTCGCGGGACTCGGCCTCGACACGCCGATGATGGGCGAACAGGTCTGGGAACACGAGATCCGGGTGCAGGTGATGGTCAAGCCGGGCACCAGTTACGCGGGGTCCATCAACGCCATCGAACCGCTGATCGAGGAAATCTGGGACCACTTCTACGCCGGCGGGAACGCCTACCACCTACGCCAGACGGGATCGGGCCAGATGGTGCATCGCTGCCAACCGACCCGCTACGAGTCATCGCAATTGATCGAGTACGCCGGGGTTACGTATGTGGCCCTGACCATCTATTTCAACGTCAAGACGCACCGTCACCCCGGTGACGACTAGGAGCATCGCATGGCAACAAAACCAGACGACAAGCCGAAACCAGCGAAGGCAACCGGAGAGCCGATTGTCTACAAGTTCACCCCGATCAATCCGGGTGATTTCCTGCGCAATGTCCCCCAGCGTGACCTCACGGCCGCTGACCTGGCGGCGCTCAGTCCGATCGAACTACACGACGCCACCGCGCCGGGACCGACCGGCAAGGCGATGTACACGGCCGTCGATGCGCCGAAAGAGGCCGAGAAAGCCGGGGGTGACGCATGAGCGTTCCATTGAATCGCGTACCAAACGAAGACGCCCTGCGCCGTATCCAGATGGGCTTCGAGGCGCAACGCGGCACGGCCGTCGCTCCCGACTTCAAGATGTTCGGGCAACTCGCCATTACTGAGGACCGGCCGATCGTTGACGTGCCCGAATATGACGGCAGTTACGACGGCGACATCGATCCTGTCTACGGCCCGTACACCTACGGCGGCACGTATGCGCAAGCCCTCACCTACGAGGATTTCCCGATCCTGATGGAACTCGGGGTTAAGGGTGGCGTCACCCCCGTATCAGACGGTGAGGGCGTTCCGGGCTATCTCTGGACGCACGAGCCGAGCCGGTTCATTGACGATCTCGCATCCGTCACCGTTGAGCATGGCTTCCCCGGCATGGTGAAGCTGGCCGAACAGGTGATGATGAACGACTTCACCATCAGCATCGACGCGGACGCAGCCGAGGCCGTCTGGCAGTTCAGCAGCAACCTGTGGATGCGCACCAGCGCGCTGAAAGCCAACACCGCCGTCACCGCCACGGGCGGTAGCACGACCACCTTCATCGACACCGGCGCATCGTGGACCGTCAACGAGTTCGCGGGTTCCTTCCTGCACGTCACCTCAGGCACCAACATCGGTGAGGTGATCGGCATCGCGTCGAACACCGCCACCGTGATCACGTTCGTTGGGGCGCTGCCGGCCGCCATCGCCAACACGGTCACGGGTTCAGTCACTGAGCCGTTCACCGCTGGCCTGTCTGACCGGACCCGCGAACGCATCGCCGGACCTGGCACCCGCCTGTTCTTCGACGCCATTGGCGGCACGATCGGCACCACGGAGGTCGAGCACGGCTTCATCAGCGCATCGATCACCCATAACAACAACCTGAGCGCCAAGCGGTTCCTGAACGACGTGACCACCATGAGCCGCAAGGTTGGACGCGGCAAGCGTTCCGTTACCGGGCAGATTCGCCTCGAGTTCGACACGCGCACCCGGTACGACAACTTCCGCAACGACACCCCGGAAATGATGCGCATCGAGCAAACCGGCTCGACCATCAACGGGCACACGATCCCGACCAAGCTGGCGCGGATCGACCTGCACCGGATCGTTTGGGGTAGCCCGGTCGAATCCTTGCGGGGCACCAACATCACGGCCACGTTCCCGTTCCGGGCGTTCTACAACACGACCACCAGCAAGCGGGTTCAGTACATCTCCAAGAACAAAATGAGCGCGATG